TAAAAAGAAAGGATATGAAATATATTTAAATGATAATGAAGAGAAAGAAGAATATAAAAAGAGAAATTATAAATCTAAAAAAAATGTTGTTAAAGAAGTACCTGTTTATAAACAACCATGTTTATTTGATTAATAATCATCTTCATATACTTTAGGTTTTCTATCTATATATATTTTTTTTTCAACTATAACTTTTTTTTCTATAACTACAGGTTTAATATTTAATATTTCAGCAAATTCTTTAATTTGTATATCTGTTAATAAATGTTTTTTCTGTAATAATGTTTTTAACATAGAATAAATATATAATGGAAAATCATTAGTTTCTTTAATAAGTTTTAGAACCTCAGCAATATAATAATGTTCATTTTTAGGAACATTAGAATCTTCTTCATCTAATTCGTTACAATCAAATAAATCACAAATAGTGTCCATATCTGCCATTATTTTATATATTTATTATATATAAATGAAATTAGATTTAAGTAATATTATAAATACTAAGATATTATTAATAGCATTATCATTAACAATATTTTATAAATATGTTACTGATAAAAATATAGAAGAAAATATTATAATAAAAATGTAATATAATTATATATATGAAAGAATATTTAAAATATTTTATATCAATATTGATAGGTATAATAATGGGTTGTTTTTTATATAATAAGTTTGATAATGATTTAGTTATAGTAAGTTTAATATAATTAGTTTAAATAATTAATTTTAAATGAATAATTAATTTATAAAATGGATAATCGTGGTGGAACTTCTATTGAAGAATTAATGCGTGGAGGTGGACAAAGTTCTCAAGATGATGATGAAGTTATTAATTCAATATTATCAGAGATTAATTCAGATAAAGAACAAATAATGAATAATCAACAACAACAACAACAACAACAACAACAACAACAACAACAACAACAACAGATGATGCAACAAAGACAAGCACAGCAAGAACAAATGATGAAAAAACAAATGGAAATTCAAAGAATGAGAGAACAAGAAAAATTTAGAATGGAAATTAAAGATCAAGAAAATAATAAAAATATATGTGAAAATATATCATTAATAGAAGAATTTAAAAGTTCTATGATATTTTTTATAATATTTATCTTATTAAATTTAACACAAATGAATGATTTAATATGTGGAGCATTATCTATAGAAAATAATAATATATTTATATTATTAAAAACATTTGTAGCTACAGTTATATTCTTTTTTATTAATAAATTAGTGCATAAATATATTTAATGAAACTGTATTTGGGATTTACCATCAGCAATTTGTAAGATATTATAATTAATTGCGTATAATATCATATTAGGATCAGTAGTTTCTAAATCTTTTGTTTCAATATCTAATTTAATAGCGCCTATTTGACCTTGATTTGATATACATCCCGATGGTTGTGTATAATTTAATGGTTCTATCGAAAAAGGTACCATACCAATAGAATCTAATTGTCCATGATTTTCAGATGTGGTAGATCCAGCATTTAAATCACGACCACAACCAGGAAAATATTTGTTAATATTCATTTTTGTGAAGATTTCTTTATTTAATCTTATTACAGCAGGGTATAATGGATTTCCACCAATATTTATATTAAAACTTTTTAATTTTAATTCGGAAGGTGTTGTTAAACTATTAGAAGCAGAAAAATTAGAATTATCTTCATTTGGTTTTCCAACCATTAAAATATATTTACATAATTTAAAAGCACTTTTTACATCTTGAGTTTTACTTGATATATCTATTCTAGTAACACTTTCAGTCAGATAATTTAATTGTGATGTTAAAAATCTAGATTTTTCATCATTATCTAATTGTATTAATTCTTGTATTAAATTAGATTCATATGTTAAATGAAAACCACCATCTGGATCACTAATTAATTTTTCTTTTGGTTTAAATTTTACATTAAATTTAATAGTATCATTACGCATAGATAATAATGGTAATGCTAATCCATAATCTTTCATAAAACTAAATTCTGGTATTGTATAAAAATATTCTGTTTGTATGGTATCATTATCATTAAAACTAGCATTAGGTATAGTTATCCCTCTAACACCTCCTGATAAAGTTGTATAATTATAATGTGTTCCACTTTTACAAGATATATCATATGTGTCAGGATTTAATTCTAATTCAGGAGCGTGTGTCCCAGAACCACTATGAAAAGTTAATGACATTTGATTTAATAATTCTCCTTTAACTTCTTGAAATAAACCTCCAGATTTAAATACTGCTCTATTATTACCTATTGTAATAGATAATGCTTCATCATCATTATTCTCAATAAAATTGGAACCCAAATTAGCAAAAATCAGCAGCGCAGCATCAGCAGTAGTTTTTTTTATAGTTATTTTGTTTTCTAAATATATTTTTGCTAATAAATCTTCTGAACCAGTTTGTATATCTTTGTTTTGTTGAAGTTCTGTAGAACCTACTGGTGCTAAGTTATCAGTTTTAAAATATTTGCTAAAATTTGTATGCTTTCTGTATACAGATTTAAAAAAAGTTATATCAGGATTATTTAAAAAATATTTCCTTTCAAATTCTCCAGTTTTAGTAATTAAACTAATAGTACCTATAGAACCTGTCATAGTATATAATATATATTATAAAAAAAAGATTATTCAAACATGTAACTAATTGTTTCATTTGATATAGTTAAGAAATAATAACAAACTACAAATACTTTAGTGTTATATTTATTACCTGTAGCATCTTTTTTTATATTTAAATCAATATTATTTATATTTGGACTTATACATCCAGAAGGTCCATCTGAATTTTTCAATGAAAAATCTATTAAAGCAATATTATTATCTACTACAGTATTACTACCATTTATACCATTATAAATACAACCTTTAAATTTATTTAAAATTTCAACTTTTGAGAAAAATTCATGGTTAAAGAAAGAAGAAAATAATTTATTACTATTAATAAATAAATTATATTTTAATTTATTAAAAGGGATGGTGCTGGATTGTTCATTATATAAATATATTCGTTTTATAGGGTGATTAGTACTTAATCTATTTATATTTATAATCCCCATATTATTATTATATTGTGTAAATGCTGAACCAGAATTTAATATATTAACTCTTTCATATAAATATTCTTGTTTAGAATTTTTAAACCTTAATTTTTCTTCATCTGATAAGAATATATATTTTGAGATAACAGAAAATTTAAATAAACCTATTATATTATCATTAGTAGTATCATTACTCGTATCAAACTTAATTATATCTTTATCTTCACGGGTAATAATAATTTGCGGTTTAGTGTTTGTTGTATTTAAAGCACATAATGGTATTGCATTGCCTATAGATTTAGAGAAAGCAAATGGTAATGGTATAATAGCATTCATATCAGTTATAATACCATTAGCATTATTATTATTAATAACACCACCACATAATGCCATATTTTGAAAATTATTGCCATCATTACAAGTTAATTTACCATCATCTAAATTATAAGTTGAATTATTAGATTTAGGATTATTCAACATAGCATTAAAATTAATATAATCTTTATCCAATTTATCTATTTCAATATTAGGACCTATCATATTCAATGTAATATTTTTAATTAAATATAATGGTAAATCATTAGACCATTTTGAATTAGGCGCATGTGAATTAGTTTCATTAATTAAAACTTTTAATGAAATATCACATAATAGATCAGCATAGTAATTTAAATCAATATTAATAGAATCATTATTACCTTTAAAATCAGTATTATCTGAACTAGGACGTTCTTCTTTATAAGAAATAGTAAATTTAGTATGTTTTCTAAAAACACTTTTAAAATATGTAATACTTGGATTCATAACAAATGTAACATTCTCATTATTTTTAAGAATAATAGTTGAAGACATATATATATTTATAATTTATTTTATTTGTTTAACTATAACTAAAAATATGATATACCTGCTTGACCATTAACAATTCTTAATATATTATAATTAATAGCATATACATTTAATTTCTTATATTTTTGATAAACCTTACTACTACTACCACCTCTCTCTATTTTTATATCATCAATATTAGAAAAATTACAAGTACCACTAGGTGATGTGTCTGTTGGATTTAAAGCAAATGAATATACTGCTATACTATCTGGTACAGATACAGATCCACCTTTGTGATATTTATAAACATTTTCTCTAGTAAAATATTGTAATGGTCTAGATTGGCATCTATCTGTTGAATTAAATTTCAATTTATATGTTACATAATCTAAACAATCAGGTGTACTAGGTCCTAATAAACCTTGTACAAATTTACCATTGCCTATCTCTGTCCATGTTTTTTTAGCATTACCACCAATTATAGCCTCTTTTGTTACTTTTCCATTTACATCTAATATACCAACATAACAAGCATTACCAAAACTTTTACTTTCATTAGCATTTTGAATACCACCACCATATAAGCAATTATCATCTCCTGTATTACCATAAACCCATCTTATTCCTGAACTATGTGAAAATTCACCTGTATTTAACTTATCTATAGATTCTGCATTACTACTTGTATTAGTGGCACCCAAACTTATAATATTATTATTTAGATAAGGTTGACCTGTCCATATTAATTCTTTAACAGGATGTTGAAATGATGATATATCAATATCCTTACTTGTTTGTCCATTTTCATAATGAAATTGTAACTGTTCTATAAGATATTCATGTGAACTCTGTGAAAATCTTTTTCTCTCCATATTATCTAAATATATATATGTAACTGCAATATCAACATTAAAATTAAATTTAGGACTAGAATCATTATTTAATATACCTTTTAAATTATTCCCGATTTGATATGCATTTACTACATCATTTGTATTATTTATATTTTGATCATATGTTATAAATTGTTCATGTAAACTAACACCAGATTCAAGTTCTCTTGTCCAATTAGCATCATCTGATGAAGCAAATTGCATATATAATTCAACATCAACACTTTTATGTAAAGCACATAAAGGTATTGCTAAACCAGGTGATTTACAATACCAGAAATTTAATGGAACAGTACAATCACCTAATATATCTCCTTTTGATATAGATTCAGATATTTGTGAAGCATTTAATAGATTTGCTGAATGTATTGGTGGTGAAGTCATAGTAAAATCGATATTTTCTGATCCGGTGATAGCAGCGAGTGTATTACCAGTCAATGTTACAGAACTACCATTAATATTTGACACAATTAGAGTATTCGGTAATTCAGTTTTATTTGTTGTGTAAGAAGCATCTTTTATAAATAGATTTAATTTCTTCTTAACATTATAGGTTAAAATACCACTGGCGTCGTCGCCCGTATGTGCAAAAGTAGCATTAACTGTAAATCTAGTATTATTCATACCAGAAACATGACCAGATGAAGATGGTCTATTATTTATAGATGCTACATAATTATAATTAGAACTATAACTAGCACTGCCCAAACCTGTACCATTATTATCAGTATATGAAACATTTTGATTTTGTAAATATGAGGGCGAACAATATGTCCCACCACATTTACTCATTTTTTGAAATTGGGTCGGCGGATACCCTAATCCATGTCCCATTATATTTGTAGGTTTAGATAAAGCATTATCAAAATAACTAGTATCTGATCTATTATTATTTATCATTGATTTATGTGTCGCCATTGCTGCCATATCAGCATTATGTGCTATATGATATAATGAAGAATCTTCTATTCTACCTAAATTAGTAATTGTTGAATTAGGATTTTCTTGATTTAATTCATGATATACCTCTAAATAATGACCATATGTTTTATCTATTTGTCTTGAATTAATAACAAAAGCAATATTATCTATAACAGCAGTAGAAATATTTGCTATACCATTACCACAATATGTCTTATTACCTCTTATTATATAATTTGTACCATATAATAAATCTCCTGTACCAGTGGGAATTTTTACGGGGTATTTATGACCAGTCAATGGTTTAGAAATTGTATCGACTATCATATCTTCCATAGAGAAATTAGTATGTTTTCTGTATACTGATTTAAAAAAAGTAATAGATGGATTACCTGTAATGGATGCATCAATATCACCTCTTGCAACAAGTTGTATTTGATTACCTGAACCAGACATTCTATATAATATATATAAATATTATTTTAATTATTAATTAACTTGTTTATAAAATTATCATATCCCCAATGGGATAATTTATATTAAATTATCATATTCATCTATATTTATTAAAACTTGATCATTCTTAGATTTTAATATAGGTGGTATATCATATTTATTTAATTTACCATATTTTAATAAATATAATGAACATACTAATGGTGATA